TTGTATCAAAAGGAATATTAGGTAATAGAGTGTTTATCTTCTTTTTAGTTAAGAAGTCAAAAAATGCCATATTATTAGAATTTAAACAAAGTTATGATTTTTACATCAAAATACACTTACTTGAAATTTAGGTTTAGTTAAATGAGTAAATACTGCATACCTAGAAGCATCTAAAGCATCATCATTTGCTTTTACTGGTTCTTCTATCACATTATCGTTTTTATCCTTTTTCCATTTGTAAGACATAAACTCTCTTTTAAGGTTTTTGCTATAAAAGTGAATGTTTATAGGATAAGATTTCATTTTAACTATTCCTGCCCATACATCCTTTTGAGCAGGTTTAATATTAAATCCTTGTCGGTATAATTCTTCTATTGATTTAGGCTCTGCTGCATCTGCGTATATGGTTGCTCTCTCTGGTACTTTCTCTTTTATTAATCTTGTAAGGTCGGATAAGGTCAGCCCACTTTGGTAAATTATTTCCTCAAAGTAGTTCTCTCCTTCGTAATGGGTAACCTTTACAAGTGCTGCTGGATGCACATAACCAAAGTCTAATCCATAGAATACATCTCCTTCAGGTGCAGTATCATATTGTTTCCATTGAGTATATATTAATTCTTTAGCTGCTCCTCTTTCTCCTAATCCGTAAACTTTCCACATAAAGTCATCAGGAAGGTTTTGATATTGCTCAATGTTTTTTATTTGTGATTCGGATAGGTTTGGTAGGTTGTTTAGATAGGTAGAATGAATGCGTTTGTTTTCAGGGTTGTCAGCTATCTCATATACCCAATTAACAAAGTCAGCAGGATTCCAGTCTAAGAATACCTTTCCTGTTGTTCTCATTAGTAATTGGTCGTATAATGTACGCTTAATTAAGTTTGCCTCGTTAATGAATAATACATCTCTTGCTGGTCCTCTTGCCTTGCTTTCATCCTCTAAGCCAAATAGTTCTATGTAAGACCCATTAGGGTAAGTGTATATAAAATCTGAAAAGCTAAAGTCATTGTCTGACCATAAACCCCAATTCTCCATAATGCTTTTAAAGTCTCGGTAAACCCCTCTTTTGATATGTGGAAGGGAGTGAGATACTATTGATATTCTAGTCTTAGGATTGTTGTAAGCTATCTCAATAAGTAATTGAACTATTGAATAAGACTTTGAAGAACGAGTGCCACCCTCATTACATATAACTGGATAGTTTCCTTCATACGCTTTTTTGTTCGCAAAGAATACAGGTGTCGCATTAATCTTCAATTGGTTTGCATCGGTCATCTTGTTGTATTGTTATTTGAACGCTGCCTTGAATGTTTGCGTTTAAATCCGTTGTTTGCTTGGCTCTGCCTTCTAGTCTATCAAGTATTTCCTGATAAGCCTTTAAATCCCCTTTAAATGCCTTTTGTAATACCATCATATCTAATTGCTCTGCCACAGTAAACTCCTCTTTCTCACCTGTAATAGGATTAGTCTTTACTTGCACTAATTCTAATAATCTTAGCAATCTAGTCTTAGAATTTAAAACTCCCTTTCCCCTTCCTTTTGGATTTCTAATTTCACCTTTTTGCGCTGGTATTAAATTTTGTTCGTTCGCCATCTTCTAATTATTTTCTAATTATTTACAAAGTTAAGCCTTTAACCACTGTAAATAGATTTGATTACTAATATTTGCCATCATTACTGGTAATACTGACCTACCCATTGTAGAAATCGCATTTGTATCTAAAAAATTATAATCTTTAGGGAATGTAGAAAGTAATCTCACTTCCTCTATATTTAATTTCCTTTTTTGTAATGGATGAACAACCGAAGCTGCTCCTGTACAAGTTGTTTCAGTAATAGTATAACAAGGCTTATTTAAAGAAGGTTTACAAAGATTAAAATACTTTTTAGATGCATAACCTATTGCTACATTATCCCATTCCTTTACCAAACAAGGAACTAATTTTATATCTGATTTTAAATCCCAATATTTCTTTGTTATTGAAAAAGTAGTTTGAGGGCAATCAAATTCTAATTCTAGTTTAGGTTTTTTAATATCCTTTCTTAATCCGATTACAAATACTCTATTTCTTATTTGAGGTATTCCCATAGAAGCTGCATATAAAAGAAATACTTGTACATTATATTCTTTAGACATTCTATTTACTATATTCTTTAAATACATTTTAGCGTTGCCTTTAGCTAATCCACTTACATTTTCTAATAAAAATACTTTAGGTTTAAGTTTCTCTATTGTTTCGCAATAAACATATACGAGGTCATCCTTTACCTGTTGTTTACCTTCATATTCCGATAATTTACCCCATAATTTTTCCCTTGCACCTGAAGTACTAAAAGCCGCACAAGGTGGAGACCCATCTAATATATCTAACTCATATAACTCTTTAGGTAAATTATCTCTTTTATTAAATTCTCTTATATCTTCTAAATAAAAGTATTTAGGATTATGGTTTGCCTTATATATTTTAGAGTAATGTTCAGTAAATTCTACCCCTCCTAAATGATTAAATCCTGCTAACTTATAACCCATTGTTGACCCTCCACCACAAACAAATGTTCCAAATACTTTCATATTATTATTAGGGATAACTAGATTATCGTATAAATTCCATTCTAAAGGGAAAATATTTTCTTTTATTTTCGGCATATATATCCTTTAAAGTTAAGAGACTGAAAAAATGGCTCTATTATATTAAACCCCGATTCCTTTAATAATTCTATATTTTGATTAGAATTTAAATTATTCATTAACTTTCTTAAATCTACTTCTTTACTTAATATCTCTTCAGCAGTAAAGGATTGCTTTTTATTATCATAATTAGAGAAGGTAAAGCATTCTTGTATTACTCCGTCATTACAAATTTCTTTCTCGCAAAATATAAATGCACCATTAATAGTTAAAGAATTATAAACCTTTTTTAATATATCTATTCTTTTATTAATATCTATAAATTGTAATGTAAATACTGAGAGTATTATATTTGACTTAGGTAATATAAAGTCTATATTAGAAATATCTGCTTTAATTAGTTCGCAATTAGTTTCATTAATAAATTGCGAATCAATTATATCATAACCGATACACTTGCTATTATATTTTTTATTTACTTTATCTAATAATCTACCAGTTGTACATCCTAAATCTATTACAATAGTTTGCTCTTTAGTAAAAAAAGAACATAAGTTAAGTATTAAATAATCTAATAAATCATACCCTTTAATAGAATTATTAATATGGTTATCAAAGTCTTTTACAGTATCAAAGCTAAATTTATTCATTTCCTATAAGTTTCCATATTGCCATTTCTGCAGTAGAAGCTATTTTAGATAATGCTTCTTTTACTATTAAATATTCTTCTTCAGTATATTTTAAATTAATAGTCATAGAATCTTCAATATCATCAATATTTAACTCTTTATTTTTATCTGCATAATCTCCATTATCAAAGTTTGGTATATCTAAACCCCATTCGGTCAATTCTAAAACATCCCAATTATTTGCTAAGTCATCCCAGTCCCATTCGCCATATCCTACATTATCCTTTACAATAAACTCTTTCTTTTTATCCTCACTAAGATTATTTGCGTGAATCACAGGTACATCGGTTAACCCAGCTTCAAGACAAGCCTTTAATCTCATATTGCCACCAAGAACCATATTGTTCTCATCTATTACAATAGGTCTAAGTTCTAACATTTGTGGAAAGTCCTGAATAGACTTTACAAGTTGCTTAAACTTATGGTCCTTAATTAATCTAGGATTATTAGGATTTGATTTTATTTCGGTTATTAGCATCTGCCTTGTCTTTTATAGGGTTTAGTAGGTTTGTCTTTAGGACCAGAGTTCTTTTTAGCCTTTCCTTTTTTCCTTGCTCCAAAGGAGACCTTGCCATTAGGATTTAGTTTCGCCATATTTATTTATTAGTTCGTTTAACTCTGTTCTAGTCCATTTCTTTATTAGCCTATGTTGGCTTTCTAAATGTAGAACCATTCTTTCGCCAATCTTATCTATTAGGTTTTTTCGGTAGCCTATTAGATGGAATTGGTCAAACCCATTACAAGCCTTGCACTCTCCGTTTACATTATACTCATCAAATCTTAAAGCTGAACTATTCTTGACAGGCACATAATGACCTGCATCCATTTGGGATGTATCTTTAGTAGAGCCACACGATATGCAAGTAAAGTAACCATTTTGACTATCTCTTTGTCGTATATAACGATTAAAAATTGTTTGCGTCTTTCCTGTAAGTTTTGGAATGGTTTGTAATGCCATACCACAAAATTAGATTATTTCTTGATACGAAACGCTATTTGCCTATTTTGGTATTCAAATCGTTTCTTTTTCAGTGGGTTAAGGCTTTCCTTTATTTGGTATTCATTTACTCCTGTTACTCTTTTTGCGTAGGCTACTGACTTAAACTCTATTTCCTCTTTTGTATCTATAAATATTAATCTTATTGGTTGTGCGTTCTCGTGTCCTCTTATCTTACTCATATTTTTGGATATATTCTTTTATTTGTATGTAAATCATTACAGAGGAGTAAACACATAGGAATACTGGAACTGAGATAAAAAAGAATTTAATCATTTGTATT